TTCCGACATATTCCTACCAGCTTTGTAATCTGGAAATAGTTTCTTTCGGCGGTTAGACCCACCCTTACCATCAAATACTATGACAGTTCGAGTAGGTCTAATAGTCCTAATAGCGTATCCGATTGACCTTAGAAAACCAACTATTCCCCCAACATGAGCACCGTCATCATTGAGAGTTGGTATAGCGCTAAAACATCTTATGAATGTATTTAGTCCATCTATAATCAATACTTTGTCGTCAGGTTCTTCTGAATCTAACTCACCGCCTTTTTTCTTTATCTCATCGAGAATAGAAAGGTATCTAGCATTAGTCACCTAGCACCTCTTCTGTAATCTCTACATCATCGATACCTAAATCAGCCTTGGTGTATTTCAGTATGACTTTATCACAAATCAACTTGTAACAATAGTCTTTGAAATCTTCATCTTCTAACTTTTCAGCCCAATCCTTAGATTGAAACTTAATCTCATCACCATTATGGTCTTCCATAGTATACCAAGCACCACCAACTTTTACTAACTTATGGTCTTTAAGAACTTGTAACCAACTACCTTCATCATCTACACCACTTTCGAAGTAGAGTGGAAACTCTGCTTTTCTAAGTGGAGGACCCAAACGATTCTTAATCACTTGTGCCAGAATAGTCATACCAATAACATTCTTTTTGGTATCTTTAATCTGACCTTTGTTCTTTAAACGAATACGAGTTGATGCATGAAAAGGAAGAGCCTTACCACCTGATGTGGTATAAGGATCTCCAAACATAGCACCTAACTTTACTCTTAATTGATTTGTGAATACTAAAGCTACTCTTTGTCTTCCAATCATCTGAGTAATCTTTCTCATAGCTTTAGATATAACAATAGCTTTTGAAGTAGCCCAACCATCTTTATCAAAGTCTGCATTTAACTCAACCTTAGTTGAAGCAGCAGCTAATGAATCCACTAAGATGGTTACTAACCTATCCTTATCTGATTCTCTAACTTTGGTTACGATTTCTTCAATAGCTTCAAAGATATCTTCTACGGTTTCTAAATGCAGATATAACATATTGTTTATATCAACACCTATAACACCTAAAAATTCTTCGCTTACGGCAGTCTCTGTATCTATATAAACAGCAACACCACCTTTCTTCTGAGTTTCTGAAAGTAGGTGAGCACCCACTAATGATTTACCACTACTCTCCAATCCATTTAG